CGGCGGCTTGGGCGCATACGGCTACAACATCGAGCCGTCCATAAATTTTTCGCCGATTGAACCTGTGCGACAGGTTCTACCGCCGCCGCCCGTGCGACAGGTTCTACCGCCGCCGCCCGTGCGACAGGTTCTACCGCCGCCGCCAGTCCAACAGGGTCAGCCTGCGGCAACAAAACAGGTTCTGCCCGATCTACAAGTTCAACCGGGTCGACAAATCTGGCCTGCTCTAACCGGCCGTTAGAAGACCTGCTGTTCGGTCCACGCCTCGATGTCGACCTTGACCGGATCGGGCTCCCGGATCAGCGCCTCGACGCATTCTCCGTATGTGGTGAACTGGTGACCGGCGTTGGTGAGCCAGACCAGTGGGTCTTTCTTGCTCTGCCAGAACTGGCCGATGTCGGCCCCGTTACGCGCGATGGTGTACAGGCCCAGCGCTGGGTTGAGCCTGATCTCAGTTACGATAGTTATCTTATCCATTAACCCTCTCCTAAAGCCAGCGGCAGTCGTCGCGGCAGGTGTCCGCGACGTACTCAGCGTGGTCGGCCAGTAGTGCGCGGCCCAGCTCGCTGTCGAACGCGACAGTCGAGCGGACGTCGTCGTCTTCCCAATCCGCCTCGCCGTCGCTCACGTCAACCAGACGCAGGAGTTCGGGCTCCCATTCGACAGAGTAATCCCTGTCGCGCGTGTACTCCACGACGAGCACTCCACCGTACAGGCGACCAGCAAATTCAAACTCCTCGATCGGAACTTCGAGGTCTGCGTGAATGATGTTAGTGGTCATTGTGCTTCTCCATGTTGCGGTCACCAGCGACCGTGAGATACCTATACGCGAACAAAATTCGCGCGTCAACAGGGTACCTCGCCACATTCGATACCCAGTTTGTTTAATTTATCAACGGCGCTCTTGGCGGCTCTGCGCAAACTGATAAGTCTGCCACGGGTTATCTGGCCGTCGCCAGCCGCGTCGCTGCTTTTGTAGAGATACGTCGAGCCTTCGAGGCAATCGACTAGGGCCGGGATCGACTTGCGCGGCAGCATCAGCGTTATGCTGGTACCCGTGCGGTCGTAGACTTTTATATCCTCGACTATGGATGGATCGAACCCCTCCTCGGCCATAACTCCAGCTATCGCATCGGGAGCACCGAAAAGGCGATCCTCGATTATCTCAAACTCGGTCGGCGTGAACTTTATCGAAAGTGTCATAAGTTTCATTTCAGTCTCCATGCAAGCGGTCACCAGCGACCGTGAAATACCCATACGCGAACAAAATTCGCGCGTCAACTGTTGCCGGGTTTACGCCAGTTTTGTTAAATTATTGTTTTTGTTTGTTTTTTCTGTATGGCGGGTATTTTCTCAAAAAAAATAATATCCACCATGCGGCTATCCACAGCGCGTATGGACTTTCCGCCGTGGCGGGCGTATTCTTATGTTGCTTAACGAGAGGGTAAAGCTATGAATAACAACATGTTAGAGAGTTTGGTGCAACGAATCGAACGGTTGGAGGACGAAAAAGCTGTCATCGGCGCAGACATCAAGGACGTCTACGCGGAGGCCAAATCAAACGGCTTTGACGTCAAGATCCTGCGCAAGATCGTCTCGATGCGTAAGCAGGATCAGGAGGCTCTCAAGACCGAGCAGGCGATGATCGAGACATACATGCAAGCGCTTGGAATGCTTGCAGATACGCCGCTGGGCCGGGCGGCAATTGAGCGTGAGAAAGCCTATGCCGCGGGTTAAGCCCGGAGTACCTCACAAGCCTGCGGGTCGTCCGACGAAATACTCGCCGGACGTTGCGGCTGAGTTCTGCGAGCGCGTCATTACTGGCCGCGATTTGAAGGATGTCTGCAGTGATCCAGATATGCCTTCGTATTCAAGCATTTACCGTTGGCGCTTGGCGCATCCGGAATTTGATTTCCAATGCGCCCGTGCGCGCGAGGCGCTGGCGGATCACGAGATGCACGAGCTGAAGCGGATTGCTGACGCTTGCACCGAGGACAATGTTAACTCAACTCGGGTTAAGTTGAATCACTACCAGTGGCGCGTGATGAAGATCGCGCCGCGAATTTATGGCGACGTGTCGCGACACGAAGTCAGCGGGCCGGGTGGGGCTCCAATCGAATTGAAGCCGGTCACAATCGACGTAAAGCAATTGGCGGTCGAAGACCGTGAGGCACTAAAAAGAGTGCTGTTGATGACGCAGCAACAGGATGGATCGTATGCAGCGGTGGATGATGATGCCGAGGATTACGAATGAGCAGCGTTCTGCTCTCATGCGTAAGTATCGCGGACCAAGCACACTACCGGCGGTCGCAGAAGAAATTGGTCTGAATGTTAGAGACGCGCTCATACACATTTACATTGCGCACAAGGATCCTATCCAGAAAAGTGTTATCTCTGACGCTGAGAAACGTAAGCACGAGTGCGTGCTGCACGGGTTAGACCTGCTTTATTCAGGAGGCCGTTGGTCATGACAAAGCATTACTTTCGCGACAGGGGTTGGCACTGGCAGTTCGGTTGGCTGCGTCGATCTGAACTGGACGATGAAGAGCTCGGTTTTTGTTACGAGCACCCTGACGGCGACCTGATCTATTCGACCAGTGACGATCACAACATCGCGATGTCGTTGGAAAAATGGTATGATCCTGTCGTGGACGAGGAATATCTGCGGCTGGCTAAGACGACAGCGCCGTGGAGCAAATTGCGTCGCGATTGGGGTTTGAAGTGCAAACTGTCGCAATCTTAGGTGATCAGCGCGTCGACATTGCATCAACGCTGCGAGAAATCAGCAAAAGTGAATGTCAAGAGGATCTTGCTGAGTTTGTTAAGCAGGCGTGGCACATTGTTGAGCCGGGCCAGCCGTACATTCACGGGTGGCACATTGACTTTCTCTGCGCACATCTGGAGGCGATCACTGCTGGCATCGAGCAGGACGATGGGTCAGCCTACAATCGCCTGCTGATTAACGTGCCGCCGGGCACCATGAAGTCGCTGCTGGTCGGCGTGTTCTGGCCGGCGTGGGAGTGGGGGCCGAAGGACATGGCGCATATGCGCTACGTCTGCGCCTCACACAGCCTCGACCTCGCCATCCGCGACGGTCTACGCATGCGGCGGCTGATCACGTCGGAATGGTATCAGGAGCGTTGGGGCGACCGCGTCGAGCTGACCGGCGACCAGAACCAAAAGACCAAGTTCGAGAACAGCGCCACCGGCTTTCGGCAGGCTGCCGCAGCGGGCTCGATCACCGGCTCCCGCGGCGACCGCGTGATCATCGACGACCCGCACAGCGTCGATGGGGCCAACAGCGACCAGCAGCGTGAGAGCACGACGCTCTGGTTTCAAGAGGCCGTGCCGACACGCCTCAACAATCCTGACCGCAGCGCCATCGTCGTCGTCATGCAGCGCCTTCATGAGGACGACGTCAGCGGCGTGATCCTCGACCGGCAGCTCGGCTACGATCATGTCATGCTGCCGATGGAATACGATCCGCGACGCGCGATGGCGACCCGGCTCGGGCTGGAGGATCCGCGGCAGGCTGATGGTGAGTTGCTATTTCCAGAGCGTTTCCCGGCCGACGTCGTCGAGCGAGACAAGCGCGTCATGGGGCCATACGCGACCGCTGGGCAGTTCCAGCAGGAGCCTGCGCCACGCGGCGGCGGCGTGATCAAGTCTGACTGGTGGGCTCTGTGGCCGCGTGATGCGTACCCGCCGATGGACTACGTCGTGGCCAGCATCGACACAGCCTACACGACAAAGACCGAGAACGACTACAGCGCCATGACCGTCTGGGGAGTCTTCTCGGGCGATCTCGACAGCGTCACGGCCGAAAACTGGTCGGACCGCGACGGCAACCGGCGTAGCCGCACGCGCGAAGCCAATAGGTTTGATGAAGGCATGCGCATCAAGCACCTGCTGCCGGATGATCCGCAGTCGACGCCTCGCGTCATGCTGATGCAGGCTTGGCAGGAGCGGCTGGAGCTGGCCGATCTTGTGGCAAAGATTGCCAAGACATGCCGGGCGATGAAGGTCGACAAGCTGCTCGTCGAAGGCAAGGCGTCGGGCCTGAGCGTCGCGCAGGAGCTGCGGCGCCTGTATGGCCACGAGGACTGGGCCGTGCAGCTCATTAATCCGGGCAGCATCGATAAGCTGGCACGCCTCTACAGCGTTCAGCATTTGTTCTCTGAGGGCATGATCCACGCGCCGGATCGAAGCTGGGCCGACATGGTCATACGGCAGTGTGAGGTCTTTCCGAAAGCGAAGCACGACGACTTGGTCGACACGGTTAGTCAAGCCCTGCGACACATGCGCGAGACGGGCTTGCTCGTCAGGGCTCCTGAGCGTATAGCTGAGATTGACGCTGGAAGGCGCCACCGTGGTAAAACGCCTGCGCCACTCTATCCCGTGTGAGGTACAAATGACTGATTTTATTGGCGCAAACGCAATCGTAGACGCAATACGACCATCCACTCCACAAAAGCCCGGCTTATTCAAGGTCGAGGTTTGGGGTCGAGAGCCGCACGACTACGTCCGCTTCTATGAAATCTTGGCCAAGAATGATACAATCGCTGCGCAGCAGGGCATCCAACGTTTTGTCGACGACATACAAGCTCTGTTGGCCGAGCAGAACGCAGGGAACTGATTATGCCGACACCGGGCCTCGTAAACCCGTCCATTCGCCTTCCGGGGCTCCCCGAGCCGAATATGGCCGACATGCCTGACGTGATCATCGAGGCCGGTGAAGACGTTCCTGAAATTAATTCCGACGGCGATATCCTCCGCATCGAGCACGAGGACGGCTCAGTGACTGTGTCGCTCGATGGCCAGCCAATTAACCGTAAGGAGCGCAGGCAGGAGCAGTGGTTCGACAATCTGGTCGAAGACATTCCGCAGAGCGAGCTTGGTCAAATTGCTGACGACCTGTTGCGAGGCATCGACGACGACATCGATAGCCGCAAGGAATGGGTCGAAAACCGGGCGACCGGCATCAAGCTGCTCGGCCTGAAGCTGGAGGTGCCAAACCTTCAGGGGGCGTCTGACGGCGCACCGGTTGAGGGCATGAGCCAAGTCCGCCACCCGCTACTGCTGGAGGCCGTGTTGCGCTTCCAAGCCAATGCCCGCAGCGAGTTGCTGCCGACCGATGGGCCGGTCAAGATCCGCAACGACGACAATACGCCGACACTGCAGGAAGACCAGCTCGCCAATGCGCTGGAACGCGATCTGAACCACTATTTGACCAGCACCGCGACTGAATACTACCCCGACACCGATCGTATGCTACTGATGCTGGGCTTTGGCGGGACGGCCTTCAAGAAGGTCTACTTCTGCCCACTGCGCGGACGACCGGTCAGCGAGAGCGTCGATGCCGAAGACCTGATCGTCAATAACGCTGCGACCGATCTGCGCAACGCCAAAAGAATTACGCATCGCGTAATGATGCGTTCATCGACCGTCCGCCGCCTGCAAATCCTCGGCGTCTACCGCGACACCGACCTGTCGGCACCGAAGGAGGCGCAGCTTGACGCCGCGCAGCGGGAAAAACGCTCGGTCGAGGGAATATCTGAGGGCGTATTCCGCCCGGAAGACCGCGACCGGGAAATCTATGAGTGCTACTGCGAGCTGGACATCCTCGGCTTCGAGCACAGATATAAGGGTAAGGTCAGTGGCTTAGAGGTTCCGTATCGCGTCACCATCGATGTCTCGACCCGCGAGATCCTGTCGATTGTGCGCAACTACGACATGGACGAGACCGAACTGCCGGAGGCGAGGCAAAACTTCGTCAAGTACACGTTTGTCCCCGGCCTTGGCTTCTACGACATCGGGCTGCTGCAGATCCTTGGCAACACGACGAATGCCATTACTGCCGCTTGGCGCGAGATGTTGGACGCGGGCATGTACGCCAACTTCCCCGGCTTCCTGTACGCCGACACCGGCGCACGGCAGAACACAAACATCTTCCGCGTGCCGCCCGGCGGGGGTGCCCTAGTCAAGACCGGCGGCATGCCGATCAATCAGGCTGTCATGCCGCTCCCCTACAAGGAGCCCGGCGCTGCGCTGATGAACTTGGTCAACAACATGGCCGAGACCGGCATGCGCATTGGGGGCACGAGCGAGCAGCAGGTCGGTGAGGGGCGCCCGGACGCTCCGGTTGGCACAACGCTGGCCATCATTGATCAGGCCACGAAGGTGTTGAACAGCGTTCACAAGCGCATGCACGCCGCGCAGGCCGAGGAGTTCTCGCTGCTGGTCCGGACGTTCAAGGAGAACCCGGAGAGCTTCTGGCAGAAGCAGGACGCCATGACGAACCAATGGGACGAGCAGACGTTCCTGAAGGCGTTGGACGACTGCGATCTGGTCCCGCAAGCGGATCCAAACACTGCCAGCCACGCGCAGCGCATGATGAAGATCATGGGCCTGAAGCAGCTTCAGGCGGCCAATCCGAGCCTGTACGATCCGATTGCCATCGATACCGCCGCCCTGCAGGCAATGGGTTGGAGCAACCCGCAGCAGTTCATGGTGCCTCCGGGGGCACTGGCCGCCAAGCCGCCGCCAGAGCAGCAGGCTATTCAGGCTATGTTGGCCATTAAGCAGAAGGAGGCTGACGCCAAGATGCTTACTGCGGAGGCTAATGCCGCGCAGAAGGGGCAGGGCGTGGCGCAGGATCCGCTTGCGGCCGAGAAGACGGTGGCGGAGATTGCTCGCCTGCAGGCCGATACTCAGAAGACTATGGCCGAGGCGCAAGCTCTTGGCGTGCAGCAGCAGAGTGTTGAGGCGGATCCGCTGAAGATGATGGACATGCAGCTCCGTCAGCAGGAGATGAACATCAAAGAGCAGGATATGCAGCTCGACGCCATCAACCGCAAACGCGACCGGGAGAGCCGCGAGCGACTGGCTGCAGTAAGATTGGCAGAAGACATTGCTAAGAACCCGCAGGGTCTGCCGATCATTGAGAGTGTGTTGGATCCGGGCATGGTGCAGCGCCTCGAAGCAAATGAAAATCCACTGACCGGTGAGGGTGAGGTTGGTCAAATGCCTATGGACCTCGGTCCTGATACCCTGCCGGAGCAGTAGAAAATGGACGATTACACGCGCTTTAGTCGCCGCGGCTTGGTCCCAAAGGGCCAGTCTTATTCGCCCGACAGCTTCCGTCGCCTTGATCGGGGTGCGATGCGCATGAAGCAGACGAGGCGTGCGATGGCTCCGGTGCAGGGTCCTGAGCAAATGAATAAAGCGATACTTGGCTTAGTTCCCGAAATTAAAAAAATGCGGTTCGAAGAAAGATTAGTAGACGTACTCAGAAGGCGTGGGCT